AAGCGACGCAGGCGGCAAGTCCGCTTGACCGTAAGGTTATACGTCTTTTTGGTGAACTATGAACGCATTGAGTTTGTTTTCTGGGATTGGTGGACTTGACCTCGCTGCGGAGTGGGCTGGGTTTAAGACTGTGGCGTTTTGTGAGCGTGATCCGTTTTGCCAGAAGGTGCTGGCGAAGCACTGGCCGGGGGTAAAGATTTATGACGATGTGCGAACACTTGACACAAGCGAACTGCCAGCAATTGAACTCTTGCACGGTGGCTACCCATGCCAGCCGTTCAGCACAGCCGGGAACCGGCGCGGAGAGGCCGACGAGCGGCACATGTGGCCGCACATGCTGCGGGTCGTGCGAGAACTCAAACCCCGTTGGGTTGTTGGTGAAAATGTTAAAGGCCACATTACCCTTGGACTCGATACCGTTTGCAATGACATGGAGGCGGAAGGCTACACCGTCAGGGCGGTTTGTGTTCCAGCTTGCGCCATTGGAGCGGTCCATCGCAGAGAGCGGGTATTCGTTCTGGCCAACGCCTCAAGCGATGGACGGGATGAAGGCGCGACCAGCGGCGGCAATGTACCGCCAGATGACGCACGGCGGGCGGAAGAACAGGCGCAAGATTGCCAACATGAAAGATGTGGCGGTTTACGGCTTGAACTGGACTGGCGAGGCCGTGAGGTTGGGGGATGGGGAGTTGAACCCCCAGCGATTAGAGTGGATGCAGGGCTTCCCGGTCGGGTGGACAGAAATAGAGTTGTAGGGAATTCGGTTTCACCTCAACAGGCGTACCCGATATTCGCGGCAATTGCCGAGACGTATAACGATTTGACATGAGGGGCAACCCTGCTTTTGGGTTGTCCCTCTCGATGGAATAGTTGGGCAACCAAACTTTGAAAAGGAGCAACAAATGCAAAGCAATGTACAACAGCGTGGTGCAGTTAAATTTCCGCAATTCCTCGGTGAGCGCGTTTACATGCGCGAATTTACGAAGAGCGGCGGATTGCCAAAAGACCTTGAGCGGTGGCAGGGAACGATTGACCAAATGCTTGATGGGATAGATGCGCCTGGTTCGATTTTCTTGATGATAGATCAGGCCGAAGTAAAGGCTGGCGCATCTCACCGCAGGGGCGGTGTGCATGTGGACGGATATTGGGATAAGGCGCTACGCGCACACGGCGGCGGACACAGAGGCGGACACATCATAGGCGAAGCCTACGAGCCGGAGGCTTTGATATTGGCAACGGACGTGATGGCAAGCTATGCGTACATCGGAGAGTATGACGATGCGCCGGGAAGCGGCGGGGACTGCGCTCACATTGACGTGAGCGGGATGCTTTGCACTGACATTGAACCCGGCAAGGTGTGGGCGGGGCATACGCTCACATTTTTGCACGAAGCGATGCCCGTGGCGAAGGATTGCAAGCGCACTCTGGTACGCCTGAACATTCCGGGGTGGGTGCCCAACGGAACTGAGCTAACAGGCACGCCGTAGGCGTGTCCGAGCGGAACGGAGTGGAGCGGTGTTGAGCGAGTAGTTATGCCACACTAACCGAAAAAACGCATATACGAAAACGCTTGACACGAGGTATAAAACGCATATACATTACGGACTCGACAAACAACACCGGAGAGCTAAATGGAACTCGAAAAAAGAATGTCAGAATTTGGCGAATTTATAATCACTGCGCAAAAAGATGCAGCGCAAACAGTGGTTGTTGTTCGTGCAAATAATTTTGGGGTGGCAGAGAAATCTGCATTTATAGAACACGAAATACAATCAAGCGAAATAATCAACATAGAGCGCGTTAAAAAATGACCGCTAAGAAAAAAGAAGCACGCAAAAGCCGCCCCATTCGGATGACTGATGCCGAGTGGGAAAAGTGCAAAGCGTTGGGCGGGGCGGCTTTTATCCGGGCAAAAATAAAGGCCGCAAAGGTGGGCATAACTAGAAAGCTAACTGCGCCGCCGTAGGCGGTCGCATGTTGAGCGGCGAGTTAGGCTTTTAACTACGAAGCGAAGGAGAAGAAGATGCGCAAGGTCATGGTAAGTGAGCATAAACAACAGCCAGACTTGAAATGGAAACTCGAAGAAAAAGGCGAGGCACTGTTTCACCAGTTCGGCGTGAACTACGAAGAGTTTGATGTTGGTGCTGGCAACTACAGCACGGCTATTGTTGAATGGCCTGATGGAACGGTGAGCAACATCCCGGCGGAGCATATCAGGTTTCTTGACGTGCCTAACTAATATTAGTAGGTGTTCAAAACGCTCGAACACCTACTAATTCGGACAGGTTTGGTTAAGCAGGACAAATTTAACGATTTACTCGACTTTTGCGCTAAAGAAAGAGAGGGAATGATGAACCCAACACCAGAAAGGCAGCTTGAGATTGCGAATGAGTGCGGGGCAACAGAAAACGGGTTGTCTATTGATGGTGCATGGAATGTATGCAAGGATGCAGAGAACTACGAGCTAAAACAGGCAATACAGGTTCAGGCTATGCAGCTTGAGGAACTCCAAGCCAAGCTCACGAAGGTAGAGCAGCAGCGCGAAGTCGCAATGGTTCAGCTAAAAAGCTACGAGCAGATTTTCAAAGATGCGACAAAGGCTGTTGAGGTTAGGGCAGAACTTGAGCATAAGCTACTCGCAGAGCAGACAGCCCATGCCGAACAGATGCGCGAGAATAATATCCGCTTCAGACAATTCGAGAAGGCACTTTCCGACTGCATGAATGACCGTAGAGCAGAGCAGGTTCTAAACGCAGGCAGTTCTGAACAAGTACCGAAAAAGGAGGAATTGAAACAATGAATATCGGTTTAACAATCTTTCGCATTCAGCATTCCTATCGCTTCAAATGGTTTCGGAATGCCCTGAATCATCTTAAATTTGGCCTTCAATTCGCCATTTGCGTATGGACAGCACTTCATGTTTATTCAATTATTCAAGCCCAGCAAACAGCCGCAAAAGAGCATTTGGAGCTTGCACAATGCCGATCCAGCGCCCAAAGCGTTGCCGAAACCATCAATACCCTTCGCCGGGATAAAGTCAAATGGGGGATCATATGCAGCCAGTAATTCACAAGTACATAAATGCAGAAAAAGGCGGATTTGTGATTTGGGCCGCCTCATCCGGCGTTTCTCATTTGGAAGAGGCATTTCGATTTGGGAATATAAAATCTGCCGGATTCGTGCAATTTATTGATGGAAAACCACTTTGCTTCGGCGGATCGGATAGCCTTAATATTGATTCTTCGCCGGATGATTCGCAGTTGATGGCCACCCAGCTAGGATTATGACCATGCCAAGACCCAAGCAATGAAATCCTCATTAAAGAAATCGCCTTATGCCAACTGACACGATGGGTTAAAGCGTAAATACAATGCCGCGAACATTGCGAACATTCATTAAAAACAAATACTAATATAATCGAATATACGCATTTATTCGCGCACCCTTCGCAAAAATGCTATATTTCTGCACATGGCACGAAAAAGCAAGCTTACAGAAGAGCAATGGGAGGATATTCGCAAGCGCGTGATAGCTGGCGAATCAGTGCGTGGGCTTGCGGCTGAATATAGCAAGATAATCGGTGGAACAATTTCCGAAGCGGCCATCAGGCAAAGAATCAAAACAACAACCGGGGGCCGTGTTTCTGTTGATTCAATTAAATTGGCGGCTCAAAAATCACTTCAAAATGATTTGAGCGATCCAGAAATTCGGCCAATACTAGAATCAATCGGGCCGAAGGATTGGGATTTATTCCATTCCCACAAATCCGATTTGCTGGAAATGACTATGCATTTAAATCTTGCGGCCAAACTCAGCGCACAGAATGCACATAAGCTGGCAGAAATGGCCCAGAATCATCTGAGCAAGGTGGAAACCGATGCGGAGCTTGATGCCGATACCCGAATAAGTATAAACGATGCAATGATGCTTCAAAGCTGTTCAAATGAATCGTCAAAGCAGCCGATGAAGCTATTTGAGATAGCCACAAAGCAACCGCCGCCCCTTCCTGAAGATAAGCCGTTGCGCATTATCGGCGGCCTGCCAGATGTGCCGTATGAATAGCATTCAGCGCACAAGAGGAAATGGAAGTACGGTTACGCTCCCAACACTCCATCCGGGGCAAGTGCAAGCCTATATGCTTCGGAAAAGGTTCAAGGTTATCAGATGCGGAAGGCGCTGGGGCAAAACTGACTTGCTCAAGACCATTGCAGGGGATGGGGCAGTAAAAGGGCATTCAATCGGTTGGTTTACGCCTGATTACAAAATTCAATCAGAAGCCTACAATGAAATAACGGAAATGCTTCATCCGGTTATTCGATCCGCGTCAAAAATTGATGGTGTGATTCGCACCATTACCGGAGGCCGCATAGATTTTTGGACGTTGAATAACCCGCGTGCCGGACGATCCCGTAAATACCATACTGCATTGCTGGATGAAATTGCCTTTGCTGGCGATGATATGCTTGATATTTGGGAGAAGTCTATAAAGCCTTCATTGCTTGACTATGGCGGCAACGCAATCGCAGCCTCAACCCCGGCAGGAGATAACCCAGAAAATTTCTTCTGGAAGCTTTGCAACGATTCGCGTCTTGGGTTTGGCGAATACCATGCGCCAACCCATACCAATCCATATTTGCCGGAAATAGAGCTTGCCAAGTTGATTGACGAAAACGCCCCGTTTGTTTATTCACAAGAGTATTTGGCGAACTTTGTTGATTGGAAAGGGGCGGCATTCTTTTCCCAAGATTCGTTGCTTGAAAACGGCCAGCCAGTTTTTCCAACGATGAATTGTGATGCGGTTTTTGCCGTTGTTGATACTGCAATCAAGGATGGCAAGGAACATGACGGTACAGCAGTAACCTATTTCGCCGTTTCAAAGCTGCATGGCACGCCTTTAGTTATCCTTGATTACGATATGGTACAGATCGCCGGGGATTTGCTTGAAAACTGGATGCCGCAGGTTTACAAGCGTTGCGAAGAACTTGCCGCAGCAGTTCAGGCCCGGCATGGATCGCTGGGCGCTTTCATTGAAGATAAGCAAACCGGAACGATCCTGATTCAGCAAGCAGAGCGCAGGGGGCTTCCCGGCAGGGCTATAGATAGCAAACTAACCGCAGCCGGGAAGGATGCACGCGCAATTTCTGTTTCCGGGTATGTGCATCGCGGCATGGTGAAAATCTCTGTGCAGGCATTTACTAAAGTGATAAACTTCAAAGGAATAACCCGCAATCATTTCATTTCGCAAGTGTGCGGTTTTCGCATCGGCATCAAAGATCAGATGGACGATTTACTTGATACGTTCACTTATGGAATCAGTATTGCGCTGGGCGATTCATCAGGATATTAACCAATCGCGCTGAGAAGCGCCAAGAGGGGCAAGCATGAGTTCTTCAATTTCAATCACAGGATCAATCGCAGGCAATGCCCTCCAAACTTTGCTGATGGCCGAAGATATTCAGCCCGGAGATTCCCCCAGCTATGAACTTTGCAAAACGGTTTATCTATATCATCCCATGGGTTCAAAGATGGTGGATTCCCCTCTTACCATCGCGATGTCAAAAGCCCGTAATATTTCCGTTCCGGACGGGCCAGAAGAGAAGATTGTTGAAGCGTTTGAACGCGAATGGAAAAAGCTGAAATGTGATTTTCATATCAAGAATGTAATGCGCCAAAAGCGCATTTATGGCATAGCTTCGGTTGTGTATGGGGCGAAGGGCGTTCCTACTGACAGGCCAATGGATATGCACACACTGGCCGATCTGGATATTTATTTCAATGTTCTTGATCCGCTTAATACTGCCGGAAGTCTTGTGCTGAATCAAAACCCGAATTCTCCCGATTTCCAGAAAGTACACAATATCACGGCGGCCGGGCAAGCTTATCATCGTTCCCGCGCTTGCGTAGTTTTGAACGAAGAGCCGATTTACATTGCATACAGTTCATCAGGCTTCGGCTTCGTTGGTCGTAGCGTTTTTCAGCGTGCGCTGTTTCCGTTGAAATCCTACATTCAAAGCATGATCACAAATGATTTGGTAATCACGAAAGCAGGGGTGTTGATCGCCAAGACAAAACAGCCCGGCTCCATCATTGACAATCTCACGGCTTCATTCATGCGCCAGAAGCGGGATATGATCAAAGAAGCTGTTCAGGGTAATGTGATCAGCATCGCAATGGATGAATCCGTTGAAAGTCTGAACCTGAACAATATTGATACGGCCATTGGCACGGCCAGAACAAACATCATCGAAGATATTGCATCGAGTGCAAACATGCCGCCAAAGTTACTTTTGGCGAATGGCTATGCCAGCATTCTTGCGAACGGCACGGAAGATTTCAAGTCAACCATGCAATTCATAGATTCACTTCGTGAAGATATGCAGCCGCTTTATGATTTCTTCGATCCAATCGTAATGTATCGCGCATGGAATCCGGAGTTCTACAAGACCATTCAGGCGCAATTCCCAGAATATCAGGGCGTTGGTTATACGGAGGCATTCTATCGCTGGAAGAACAGCTTTACAGCTATCTGGCCCAGCCTTCAAGAAGAGCCGGAATCGGATAAGGCTGATGCCGATAAAGTAAAACTGGATGCCATCAAAGATATTCTTGAAACCTTGCATTCAAAGATTGATCCTGAGAATCAGGCATTGCTGATTAAATGGGCCGCAGATAACATAAACCAAAACAAGGTAATGTTCAGCACGCCGCTTGATCTGGATTTTGAGGCATTGGCAGAATATGAACCACCGCCTCCCGGCCAAGAGCAGGAAGAGCCTCAAATTGTAGAAAAATAACATGGCATCCTTTCATCAAATTTTAAACGAAGCCATAGCCGATTTTGAAGAGCATGGCTATGACAGCGAAGAGCGCCTCGAATACTGGCGCAAACGCCTATCCGAAGCGGCTGATGCGCAAACAGCCATTACGCCGGAAGCCATGAAGCGCACTTTCACGGCTATTTACTCAGCACAAGTAATTAATGGCGGATTGCTCAAGACACACAAAATTGCGGATTGGGAATTGCGCCAGCTTGCGCCAAAACTTCGCGTGGAACTTGAGCGCAAAATTATGGCATCGGCCCAGCTTATCAAATTGAACCGTGAAGAAATGATTTCGCGCACGATCCGCCGCTTCACTGGATGGGCCACTTCAATTCACGTTGGCGGTAGCGAAGCCATAGAAAAGCGCGAAACATCGAATGAAATCAAAAAGAGCTTGAAACAGCTTCCTTTTACTGAACGCCGTGTGATGATAGATCAAGCCGCCAAGTTCAATGCATCGCTTTCCAATATAGTTGCCGTTGAAACTGGCGCTATTGCCGCCGTTTGGAAATCCCATTGGCGTGCGCCCGGTTACAATTACCGGAAGGATCACAAAGAACGCGATGGGGTTGTTTATCTGTTGCGCGACAATTGGGCCATGCAGAAGGGTTTGGTTAAATTGGCTGGGCATCAATATACCGATGAAATAACAATGGTTGCCGAAGAGCCTTATTGTTCATGCAAATACAAATATCTTTACAACCTGCGCGATCTTCCTGAAGAGCTTTTGACGGAAAAGGGTCGCGCATCTATTGGGAAGAAATAGCCATGCCATACACCGAAAAGCAGCATGCGCTTTTTGAATCTGCTGCCCACGATCCGAAGATTGCAGAAAAACATAATATCAGCCAAAGCAAAGCGGCTGAATTGGCTTCCGAAGGTGTGAAAAAAGATTCTCCAAAAGAGCAAAAGAAAATCCGCGTGAGATTCAGAAAAGACTGAGCAGAAATGCCATGAAGAAAATTAAAGTACGTTTCAAAAAGTAAGTTGCATCATACGTCGAAATCTTTGATAATGAAATAGTTCGCTCATGCCGGGAGGCAGAAGCATGGAAATAAAAGCATCATCGCAAATAGCTATTGAAAGCTCGGAAAATGTCCGGGCTTCTGGCATTTTGATTATGTCAGGCGGCAAAACGCTGTTAATTAAGCGTTCCCCAAATAGCACGTATGGCGGCAAATGGGCATTGCCGGGTGGCGGAATTGAGGCTGGGGAAACTCCGGAAGAAGCCGCCATTCGTGAATGCACTGAGGAAATTGGATATGTTCCCGATGGGGAGCTTTCCGAAATAGCGCATACAGCAAACCATGGCGCGGATTTCACCACGTTTTATGCGAATCATTCCGAAGAAAAAATCCCAACTCTCAATGAAGAGCATACAGAATATGCATGGGTTACAGCGCATGAGCTTGGGGAATATGACTTGCATCCCGGCGTAAAGGAGCTTTTCGCTGGCGAATCGCGCAAAGATTCGGTTGAAACTGAGTTTGACATTGCAGAAAAGATAAAGAACGGCGAATTGGAATCCCCGCAGCGTTACGCGAATATTACACTGTTCGATATTCGCATTACTGGAACAGGCGTTTCGTATCGAGTGGCGCATAATGAATACGTTTTCCGCGATCCGGATTTGTATTTGAACGATGGATTTTTGCGCCGTTGTAATGGGCTTCCGGTGATAATTGAGCATCCAAAAGAAGATACATTGAATTCAAAAGAATTTTCCGATAGAATTATTGGAACGGTTCTGCTACCATACATAAAAGGCAATGAAGTTTGGGGCATCGCAAAGATTTATGATGATGCTGGGGCCGAGATTATGGCCGAAAACCAAATTTCAACTTCTCCCGCCGTGGTCTTTCACAACGCGGCGAAAAATGAGAAGATAGAATTGGAAGATGGAAATAATCTTTTGATTGAGGGGGAACCCTCGTTGTTGGATCATTTGGCTGTTGTTTCAAATGGGGTATGGGATAAGGGCGGCAAGCCCTCCGGTGTCAAAAATGCTCACGCTGAGAAAGCGGAAGCAAGCAAGAAGGATTCTGCCGATCCAACTTGTTCCTTACTAATGGAGAATTTCAAAATGGCTGAAAAAGAAGTAGCGCCCGAAGTGAAAAAGGATGAAGCCGGAGAAGTAACCTTGGCTTCCGTTATGGCCGCAGTCCAAGCAATTGCCGCAAAGGTTGACCGCTTGGAGAGTGCCGAAGAAGCCGAATCCGCCGCACTGGCAAAACCGGATGAATCTGCCGCCATGCCTGCGCCGGAGCAAGGTGCAACTGCCGAACCCGCCGCCGACAATGCAAAGCCTTCTGCCGCCATTCTGGATATGCAGAAACGCATGGATGAATTTGAATCCAAGCTGCCCAAAGAAGAACCAAAAGAAGAAGATCGCGCAGCCATGGCCGATGCGCAAGCTAAGGCGGATTCTGTCTATGCGGCATTTGGCGATTCTGCTCCGCGTCCATTGCAAGGCGAAACACTGTTGGCCTATCGCAAACGCTTGGCCGCCAAGATGCAGCCGCATTGCAAGGCATTCAAAGATGTTAATCTTTCCGCTTGCGATGCAACCGTTCTGAATGCAATCGAAGCCCAGATTTACGCCGATGCGCAAGTTGCCGCAAGCAGCCCCGCCGCCGTTCCGGCTGGTGTGCTGATGGAGCGCACAACTCAGGATGCAACTGGCCGCAAGATTACCACGTTCCACGGCCATCCCTCTGCATGGACAAAGCAATTTAAGGCTCCCAAACGGAACCTGACTCGCGTTGTTACTCAGTTCCACTAATCGCCAATAGCTACAGGAGAACATAAACATGGCAAATTCAATTTCCCTTCAGCCTTTGGCAACTACAAATGCGGCTGGATCGTTTTCGGTTCAATCCGATGGTTACGTTCAGGGCGTTGCGCTGGACGATCCGTCAATTCGCAATTCGCTGGCAATGGGCATTCTGGCATCAACCGAAACTCTGCCAATGTGGGGCGGCCTGCCGATCTTTGAACATATCCCGGCCAGCACTTCCAACGGCGCATTGGGCGGCCTTGTCGGGCGTTCCACAAGTTATGCAACCGTAAACGGCTTCGCTGTTTTCAATCAGGCCCAAGCATTCGTTACCACTCCGCAAAGCCAAGCCCCTTCGGCTGGCGCTGGCGCTTCCATTCCGTTCTTTCGTATGGGTTCGCGTGCGCGAATTGCTGTGCCAATTGATGCAACTCTTGCGGCATCGCTGGCAAACGGAACTACGCCAATTGATCAACAAGTAAGCTGGGATTTCACGCTGAACGAAATCATTGCTTTCAACACAACGGCGCTTCCGGTGAAGATTGTTGGCATCGTTCTTTCCAATAACAAGGTTGTTACCTATGATTCCGTAAACAATCTGGTGAACTGGACTGTAACGGGCGCATTGGCAATCATCGAAATCTAACCATTCCATAAAGAAACGGGAGTAAAACCATGGGAAACGTAACAACTAGCTTCGTACAGGTAAATCCCTCGTACATCATGCCGGAAGTGCTGTTGCAGTATCAGCAAGTTTCCGGCGCTTTCGACACGCTGGCCGGGGGTGATCCCATGGTTCGATTGTCCGATGGCGATCTGTATGCCTACATCAAACGCTTCGATATTCGCACCAAAGCCGCAGCAGGCCAAAGCGCGATGAATCAACTGCCGAGTGTTTCTATCACGGCAAACATGATCAGTACTCCGACATATCTGATCCGCACTCGCGCCGAGTACGATCATCACGATACCGCCGCCATGGGCCGTTGGGGTGCTTCCATCGTTGAAGCACAGCGTTTGGGTATGCGTCAAGGAACTTTCCAGCAAATGCGCCAAGCATTGCTGTATGGCTTCCATCCGGAGAACGGCGAAGGCTTGCTGAATACCAATGGCGCAACTGCCGTAACTCTGCCAGCCGACACAAACGGCCATTCTACGGTGCAAACCTACGACAACGGCCAAATGGCGCTGTTCATTCTTACCCAGATTTCGGCGCTAAAAACTCGCACAATGCAAATGGGTATGCCCAGCCGGATCGTGATTCTCGGCCCCCAGCGCGTGCTTTCTTCGTGGGAATATCAAGGCATCGTTCAGGTTACGAGTTACCAACGCGAAGGCGGCGGTACTGCATCCATCGGCGCAACCGTTTCCCTGCAAGCTGGCGCGGCTGGCGATACGGTGGAATGGGTGTATGATGATACCCTGATTGGCAAAGGTGCTGGTGGCCGTGATGCAATCCTGATCACGATCCCGGAAATCGAAAAACCCGAAGGTGCGCAAATCAACACCAATGAATTCGCCAAGATGCTTCCCGGCTTGAATGCTATCAATATCATGCTGTGCGACATGGCGGCTCCGCGTGAAATCCCAACGCCGTTGCCCGGTGGAGCAATTGACATTATCAGCGAACTGCGTTGCACTTCCGGTTGGTCTGTACGTCCTGAAGCATTAACCATCTGCTCAATGACTTACTAAGCGGCTGGAATGCTGATATGATGAAGGCCCGTTATTTTTGAACGGGCCTTTTTCTTACCATCAGGAGAATAAATAAAATGAAACTTTTTATTGCGAATACGACAAAGCACCATCAAGAATTTTTGTATCGCTTGCCCGAAGATGCGCGATCAACGCCAATGCGCCAAATCATTCGGGTTGGCGAGCAGGTGCAGATTTATCAGGACACAACAAAAGATGTTCTGGAACACATTTTGAAGCAGCACATGGACGCACCAAAACCGTTTCTTATCCCAGAATCGGAAGCTGCACGGTACAAAGGCTTTATCGGCCTGATTTACTCTTTCGATAAGCCTGTAACGGCAACGAAGATCGAAGATGCCTTTGAAAAGAACGATGGCGAACTGAAAAAGCAAGGCGATGAACAACGCAAAGAAGCGGCACTTGCAACCAACGCAGGGATTGAAGGGCAAGCCGAAAATACCGGGGCAACCGTGAATGCCGTTGACGTAACTATCATTGAGCAAACGAAAGAAGGCCAACAGCCTACCGGGAATGAGCTTAACGAAAAAATCACCGTTGACAAGCCCGGCAGAAAAAATCGATAAGAAAGGTTAATCATGGCAGATCGCGCAGGGTTTTTATTGTTCATCCGGAATTCGATGGGCATTGATTCATCTGTTTTGCCGGATGGATCAACAGATATTGATTTTGCGCTTTCGCTTGCCCAGCAAATTGTTTATGCGCCTATGGTGGATGCATCTTCCCTGATTTATGATTTGGCTGTTTATAATTTGGCCGGAAGCAATTTGGTTGAATTCGCCAATGATTTAACCGCAAGATTCAATGCCTACATATCCGGCCTGAATTTAACCATCATTGGGGCGGTTACGGGAACCCCTACAATTGGACAACTTGTTACGGGCGGCGGGGTTGCTCCTGAAACCTTCTTGGTTGGAGGATCAGGGCTTGCGTGGACGGTTGGATTAAGCCAAAACGTAGGAAGCTCAATTTCTCTTGTCGCAATGACTTCTGCGCAAACTTATTTTGCGGATTTGCGCAAACAATTCGATATGAACGGATTTACTCCGGGCGTTATCGCTTCAACATCGGATGAATCAACTTCGGAATCTTTGCTCAATCCCGATTTTATGAAGCAACTCACTATGGCCGACTTGCAATACATCAAGAATCCATGGGGAAGAGCATACATGGCTTATGCGCAAAGAATAGGCACAGTCTGGGGAATAAGTTAAATGAAACTTGTTCTTGGCGTAGTGGATATTCCATACGCCGACAAAGGGCGGCAAAGCACTGGTGACGTTGCCGAAATCCTTGAGGAAAAATTTGAAGTAATGGGGATTTTCGCAGAACAAAATGAGCAAAAAATTGCTGGCTTTTTGGAAGGTGGATTGGCAGGGGCGCTTGAGAATATCATGGCTGGTGCGCCGGAGGGATTCGATGTTTTTGGATCTGCAATGTCAAATGTGGAGGAAAGATTTACCGAATTCATCAATGGCGAAGAGCATGGAATAAGAACAAAAGCCAAGCAAGCGCCCAAAGCTGGCGCACGCAAAAAGCGGCAATATGTAGCAGTAACGAACAAAATTACTTTTGTTGACTCCGGTTTGTATCGGGGGAATTTCAAGGCTTGGGTAAAGAACGATGGCTAAAGTTTCGGAAAGCACAACGCAAACGCCTATCAAATCAACTCTTGGAATAGGGTTGAAAACGCTTTCCGGCGATCAGCAGATAAAATTTCAGAAGTACACGCGACAAGTATTGCCAATTGATGGATATGTTTTTTGGGTGCGCGATGTTCAGGCAAAAGAAATTCAGGTTCAGGGATCGCTTCATTACGCAACGGATCAGAAGCAAAATATTGATGAAACGATTGGGCTTAACGCCGTTGTCTTTACAACTCAGCAAGAGATTCAGCAATTCAACGCAATCGCTGAAAATGTTGTTTATATTGGCGCGATAGATTCAATTCGCTTTGCCTTTACTTCTCGCGGAATGCTTTATGAGCAAGCGGGAACGTATCATTATCGCGGGGATGCGATTTATCCGGCGATGTACTCGCAGATTATTGACAACCCGGCGAATCCAGTTGATCTTGGTGCATTGATTGCAACGAACAGTATGCCCATTTGGTTGATATTGAATCAATATATGACGCTCTATCCGGCCATGGCTGTTTCAACAAACTTGCGCCCCCCATATGCCGCCGTTGAAATATCAGATACAAAGGCATTGGCGGCGGCCCCCGATCTGAATAAAAATTCCACACATCAGCAACTTTTCACTGAAAAAGTGAAAATCATCATGTATGGACTGAGAAATGATCAGGCTCTTGATTTTCAAGATTACATCTTGAATTATTCTTTGGTTTACGACACAATAGGAATAATGAACATGCCCGGAGTAATTGATGAAAAACGGGGGCAATCAGAATTGGGCATTCTGGCGCAAAAGAAGTCCATAGAATTTGAGATTAGTTATTACCAATACCGAGCAAATAATATTGCAAGGCAAATGATCTTGGATGCAGGCTTGAGTTTTCAAATTTAACTAGAGGGGTAATACCATGAAAAAAGCGATTCAATTCCTGATGGGCGCATTGTCTGTTGGCCTGCTATATGCCGCTGTTGGTTTCGCCGGGCAAAGCCCAAATGCCGTTAATCCGGCCCTGAATACTTCCGGATATTATTCCGCGATGAATCTGGATGCCCAAGGCGATCTTCTGCAATCGCAAGGAACGAACGCAACTAATGCAATCAGTGGCGTTCCTGTTGTTGTCAAAGCATCGGCTGGCAGGCTTGTTCAGGTGAATGTTATCAGTGCATCCGGTATTGGCGCAATCTATGACTCTGCAACGGTTGCAAGTGGTGTTGCCGCAAACAAAGTTGCAACAATCCCGGCAGCTGTCGGAACATATTTCTATGATTGGCCGATGGTAAACGGTATCGTTGTTGATCCATCTTCAAACGTGATTGCGGTTAAGTACAACTAAGAATGCGCGGCACAAGCCGCGAAAAAGCGCCCATGCCGTGAGGCAGCAGCAAGCCGGATCGGGGGTTAATTCCCCCGCGAAGGTTCCCAACAGTGGAGGTTTAGAATGTCGGCAAATCAGATCGTACAAGTCAACGTATCGCAAACAATTGCGCCAACGCCAAACAGGCTTCAGCAAACCGGAATTATAGTTACTCAGGGCGGAACCAATACACTTGCTGGAACCGTAACGCTGATTGCCACTCAAGCACAGCTTTCTGCCATTCTTGGAACACCCGGAACTCCGGCAACAAAACTTCAGGCAGCATTTAATACCTTCACGGCAAACAATGCAGCAGGCCGCGCAATATATGTGCTTGAGCTAGGTTCTGGCGCAACTTCCGGGTATGTTGTCGGCGGGGTTCTTTCCGGAACTGCTCTTGCCGTTTCTACTTGGACAGCAATTACGGCTGGATCAATGGCGATCACCATTGATGGCGTGGTAAAAACGCTTTCTGCTATCAACTTTTCAACTGGTGTCAATACGCTTACCGACGTTGCGGCCAAGATCACAACGGCACTTGGCGCTTCGGGTTCTTGCGCATGGAATGGATCAAGTTTTGTAATCACAAGCGCAACAACTGGCGCGACTTCAACGGTTTCATATGCAAGCGCAACAGGTTCCGGAACCGATATATCAGCATTGGCCGGGCTTGTAACTGGCGTTGCTTCCGTGCCTGTTCCCGGTTATGTGGCTGGAACTGCCGCAGGAATTTCTGCCCTGCAATTGTTCATTGCTAGCAATCCGAAGAAATATTATGCCTATCTTTTGCCGGATGGATGGAGCGCAGATTCAACGCTTTTGGGTTTCGTCAATCTCTATACTGGAACAACGCAAGAAATCTATTTCTATTTCCATGCAACGGCGGTAACCTACGGTATTTATGCGGCCAAAAAGAGCGTTGTTATGGCGATCCAAGCCGCAGCAGCGCCAAGCACGGAATTTACAGTTGCAGCATGGTTTGCTGGGGTTCTTCAGTATGATCCAAGCGCAACGAATCAGGTTACACCGTTTGCATTCCGTTTCTTGTTCGGCGTTACGGCATATCCAATCTCTTCTGTTGATGCGATCAACTTCAAGGCAGGCAATCTGAACTTTGTTGATACCGGGGCAGAAGGCGGAATTTCCAATACCATTGCAAAATGGGGTGTAACTGCTGATGGCCGCGATATTACCTATTGGTATTCAGTGGACTGGTCACAAATCAATTTGGAACTTGATTTGGCGAATGCGATCATCAACGGATCGAACAACCCATTGGCTCCGCTTTATTACAACCAAAGCGGCATTAATCGCCTGCTTGCTGTTGCTCAAGGAACAATGAATCGGGCGATCACTTATGGGCTGGCACTTTCGCCTGTAACCGTAACGGCGATTGATTTCCTGACTTATACAACGGCAAATCCAAGCGATTATTCGCTTGGAAAATATACCGGGCTGGCATGTAGCTATGTTCCGGCACGCGGATTCACAAACATCATTTTCAATCTGAATGTAACCGATTTCGTTACTGGCTAAAGGGTGAAACAAAATGGCAAATCCTAATGTTGCACAAGGCACGCTTAACAGGCTTCGCGGTAGCGTTGTCATTCCTGATCATCCAAGCCTGAACGTCGCCGCTTTCAATCTGGGCGAAAACGGCATGACATTGGCATTTGATGGGAATGCCGTGCTGATGATCAACACGCTCACCGGGCGCGTTACATCGCCAGAGCCTTTCGTTCCGGCAACGCTTACTGTTCCTCTGTTGAAAACTCAGGCATTAGCTGGGCAATACAAAGCAAAGATCGAATCGCTTGCGCTGATTGGTGATATTACAGTTTACACGGATTCTTCCGTTCTTCCTGCATTCAGCCTAAAGAATTGCGCGATTGAAAAGGTAGAAAGTATGCCTATCAATGGCAAAGATGCCGTGATTGGTGTTACCATCGCCGGAACTTGGCAAGTCAACGATCAACTTTATACCCTGTAAAAAATGAAAATTAACAAACAGCTAAATCTTGTTGTTCCGGTAGTTGACGGCGATGAAACAATTTACATTCATTCCGCCCCTATTGGGCATGAAGTGTTTGAAAAATATCATCGCGTTATCGGGAAAACTTTCTCCGTTATTTATTCGGAAGGGCTGAATGTTGTTGCAGGGCCGCGCATTGCCGCCATGATCCTGAAAGAAGTTGCGCAAGAAATGCCAAGGGCAAATGAATCGGGTAATTGGTGGAGCGGCGTGGATGGCGTTGAAAATGGCCTAATGAATGAAATTCGCAGGCTTTGCAGCGTTGCGATTCCCGAAGCTGATGGCTGGAAATCATTGCCTGTTGATGTTGCGATCAAGCGCGAATTGATCAGCGCCGAAACCGTAAGGGAGGCGGAAGGGAAAATTGTTTTTTTTACCTTGGCCTCAGTGATGCATACTGGAACGCAAAAAACGGGGATGCTGGAAGCGATGAAAGAGCTTTGGGAAGTGGAGCTTACATTCTTGAACTCTACGGAATACATCAATTCATTGCCGATGTTGAACGTGGCCGCGAATACCCAGATAGCAGCATAATAGGATTCATCCTTGATTGCATCGCAACGCGCAAATTTGCGGAATTTTTTGATGAAGTAGATAGCAAATACATGGGTTCCGCCCTTCAATTCAGGCAGCGTTATTTGCTTGAAGCACTGGAAAACAGGGGAGCATTCTAATGGCCGCCAAATCAATTCTGGAAGTAGAAATAAAAGATGGCGCGTTTAAGGATTTTCAGTCCCGATTTCAAAAATATCAGAAGCAGCTAAAAAACCTGCCCGGACAATGGGGCGCGGTTGGCAAATCCATCCAAAACGCTTCAGGAAAATCCATAGAACTTGCGGCAAGGGCTTCGCTTATTGCGCAAAAGTTCAAAGAAGCCGATACATTCGCCAAAAAACTTACGCTTACCCTGAAGGCGGCGGATCGAACAACAACTTCCCTTGCGCGTCATACCGGAACGATGGCGCGAAATATTAAAGATGCAACGGCATCTTTGTTGAAATGGGGCGGTCTGACAAGTCTTTTTTCTGGATTGTTGGGGGCGGGGGGGTTGTTTGGCATTGCGCGACTTGCCGAGGGGGTTTCTGGCGGACAAGCGCAGGCGGGAAGGGCGGGAGTAAGCTACGGGGCCGACAAGGCCGCGCAAACCGCTTATGGACAGCTTCTTGGGGGTGCGGGAGGCGTTCAGGCGACATTGGAAGCAATCAATGTTGCCCGTACAAGTTTCGGCCTTTATGGTGGGAAACCTGTTTTTGATCTGGCCGGAATGAAACGATCCGATTGGGAGGGTAAATCGGCGGCTGAAATTTTGCCGAAATATCTCGAAGCGGCTCAGAAGAAATATGCGTATTACGCCAAAGCCACGCAAGGAAAAGGACAGGGAACACTTTCGGAAGCAACAGGACTTACCGGGATTCTTGATATTGGTACGCTTACCCAGCTTTCCGGCGCAAATCTGACTGTTCTTAAACAGCAATATGATGCCAACAAGCGCAGCCTTGATCTTTCTCAGGGAACGCAAAATGCATGGTCTAATTTTGACCGCGTATTAACATCGGCTGGGCAGCAAATAGAAAACGTGTTTATCCGTGGAATAACACCATTGCTTCCGGCTTTCACAAAGCTTTCAACGGCAATAACGCATGCCATCGCAACGGTTCTTGGAAGTCCTCAAGTAAATAAATGGGTTTCTGGCGCTGGCGTTGGATTGGAAAAATTCGCCAAATATTTGACAAGCCCAGATTTCAAGGATGATATGAACGGATTCCTCGAAGGCGTTGACCGCGCAGGGGGTGCGCTTTGGGATTTCGCAAGCGCCGTGATGAAGATTACCGGAAAAATTTTTGATATTGGCGGCGGCCTTACTGCTTCAGAGCATCAGGCAATCGAGAAAATTCGCGCCATCAATCCAAAGATGGCAGAAAAACTTGAATATGCGGAACGCCATAAAGAGAGGCATGATGTAATGGCTCAAGTTGCTTTGATGATGCAAGAATTCAGAACGGGCAAAGGCGGCCAGATGGTAGAAGGAAAAATCGGCCATGGCGGCGGCATGACTGCGAATCAAAAAACTGTCAGCGATGTTGCCGTTAAATTGCATATCCTGAACGGAACCGGAGGCGATTTGTTTACCATCGCCAACGGGGCGGGGGCGCAATGAGCATTGGGCGGATAGCTTATCAGCTTGCATATCAGATTTCGCCAATAATATTGACGGATGGGATTGCCGCAAATGTTCCGGGCGGAATGTTGCCAATTGTCGCACTTTCTCAATCAAGTTCTTTTGTTTCTGGCTTGCTTGCCGGAAATGTTTCTACAAGCCTTGATGAATTTTATGCCCAATTTAGCGTAATGCCGGGCGGCACTCTACACAGCAATCAGATCGGCATGTACCCATTCGCAAATCAGCAAGTGGCGGCCAATGCGATTATTGCCCAGCCCTTGCACGTTCCTTTGAAAATGACTTGTCATCCGAGAACGGGCGGGGCCATGGTGTCGCGCATAATGACAGCAAGCGCGTTGAAATCTTCTTTGGACAATCACAATTTCAACGGCGGAACTTATACAATCTTAACGCCTTCTTTCATGTACACCGGATGCGTCATGCTGGAAATGAAGGACATTTCGCCGGGCAACAGTGTGCACCCTCAAGTTGAATGGCAATTAGATTTTATTCAACCATTGCTTTCGCAGCAACAGGCAAGCATTACTTATAATTCGCTCATGGAAAAAATAGCAGGAGGATTGCATTTGCCCAATCCCTCGTGGTCTGGGCTTGCAACTCAGGTTGGCAAATACGTTCAGGGAACCGCTTCAAACGCCATTAAGAGCGTAGAAAGCATGTTGCCATTATGACCACATATTTCCAATATCAGGAAAATAATTCATCAAATTTTCAGTTCCAGCCAACATTGGATGGGCAAGTTTATAACGCGGTTGTTACCTATAACATTTTCGGCAAACGTAATTATTTGACGATTACGGACTTGCGGAATAATCTAATTTTTTCGCTTCCTGTTATCGGATCACCGGATGGGTTTGATATATCTATCAGTGCCGGATATTTCACCACAAAAATCATTTTCCGAACTTCCAGCAACCAATTTGAGATAATCTAAAATGCGTTATTACGACATTCGCATTTTTGATGAAACAACGGGGGCGCAACTCCGCCAATTCACTTCGTTTGTAAGCGGAAAAACATTGCCCGGCGCATTGAATGTTGAAATAGACGCTCCTGTTGTTTCGCTTGATGTAATAGCCGGGGCGGCTATGCTAAAAATATGGGGCGTTTCTGTTGAAGATATTGGATCAGGATTCAATTTTAATAATCGTTTAATTCAAGTCAGGGCAGGTATGCAAGCCGGGCTTCCGTTGGCAAATCCGAAACAATCCGGATTGATATTTAGCGGCTATATTTATCAGGCTTTCGGAAACTGGCAAGGCACGAACATGACGTTGGATTTTGTTGTGCATCCGGGAACGGGAACGCAAACGGCTCCGAAAAATCTCACATTCTTTTGGCCCAAAGGCGGATTGCTTTCTTCTGCCATACAACAAACACTTTCCGTTGCGTTTCCTATTTTGGCGGCCCCAAAAATCAACATAAGCGCCGATCTTGTTACTTCGCAAGATCAGGCTGGATATTATGATGATGTTGGGCAATTTGCGCAGAAGATGCGGGAATTCAGTTTGGCGATAAAGAAAACTTCTGGTTATCTTGGAGTTTCGATAATAAAGCAAGATACTCAATTTGTTGTTGATGATGGAACAGTTTCATCAACAAATGTTCTTGAGATAAGCGCCCTTGATTTTATCGGACAACCAACTTGGCTGAATGCCGTGGAGCTTCAAATAAAATGCGTTATGCGTGCCGATGTTTTTGTTTCTCAAATCGTCAAACTTCCACAAATTCTTGGTTTTAATCAGAAGCGCAGCACATCATTTGTGCGGAACGATTTAACCTTTACGGGGCAATTCCAAATTACGGCAATTCGGCATGTTGGAAATTTTCGTCAAGCCGATGCAAATTCTTGGGTTACGGTATTAAATTTGGTTGCGCTGACAATATGAGCAATGCACAAAAAACGCCACTAGGGCATAGCTTAAATCGAATTGCCATAGCAAGGGCGGGGGAAGCCATCCAGAAGCTAGGGAAGGCGCTTCCTTGCTCTGTTGTGAAGGTTTCTGGAGCCATAATAACCGTGAAGTTTGAAGTCCAAAGCGGTTTCACTTTGCCGAATGTTGCGATCCCGCTTTTTGGCCCCGAATATATTCGTTATCCAATCAAAGCAGGAGATAAGGGCGTTGCCTATCCGTGCGCCGTAAATATTGGGAACATGTCCGGACTTGGCCCGAATACTCCATCAGAATTGACTGAGCCGGGCAATCTTGGCGCTTTGGTATTTTTTCCAATTGGGAATTCGTCATGGTCTGCCGTTGATGCAAATGCGGTTACTGTTTATGGCCCAAATGGTGTTGTAATACGCGATTCTGCAAATCAATCTTCTGTTGTTGTTCTTCCCGGCTCTGTTGTAATGACCGGACGCGATTCGATTACGCTTGTTACCGGATCGGCAACTTTGACGCTTTCCAGCGCCGGAGCAATTTCATTGAGTGGCGCAACAACTTTAACCCTACATGGCGGATCAGGGGTTTCAATATCGGATAATGTTCATGCCACGAATCTTGTAACGATGAACAGCGTTTTCGCAAGTCTGGTAACATTCATAAATAGCCATGTGCATACCGATCCGCAGGGCGGAAATACTGGCGCACCTACAACAACATTTACCGGAAATATCGTGAGCTAAAAAATGAGAACTTGGGGAAGAGTAAACGGCATTTGGACTGAAGTTCAAACAGATGCCAGCGGGCATGACGATTATGTTTGGATCACAACGCTGATCCAATGCCTGAAACTTTCTCCGGGAGAATCGCCATTTTTCTCGAATTATGGCATTCCGGCCCAGCAATCGTTGGTTACTCAGATTTTTCCGGATTTCTTTGTTGCGCTTACTCAATCACAATTTGCTCAATATTTTGCAACGCTGAATGTAAGCAAGCAACCGCCAGCAAAAGGCACTAATAACCCAACTTATTTGATCAATTTGATTACCAATCAGGGAACTGTTGTAAATCAGACTATCGCAGTATAATCAAAGAATCGCGCTGGGATAGCGCCATTTTCCCGAAGATGGAGAAGCAAAATGACTTTGCCCATAGTTATGTCAACGCAAGGATTGGTTCCGCGCACGCCTTCCGATATTCGTACACAATTAACGAATAATGTTGCCGCGACAAATCCCGGCTATACAAACAATCTTCCCGGTTCTCTAATCGAAGATATTTCAAGCACTGATGTTGCGGCCATCGCGTTATGTGAACAGGCACGCATTGAGCTTGTAAATTCTATCACCCCATATGGAGCAAATGAATTTCTTCTCACTCAGCTTGGAAACGTGTACGGTGTAACGCTTGGAGAGCCGACAAATGGGAGTGTTTACGTTACTTTTACAGGGCAAGCTGGCTTTGTGATCCCGCAAGGATTTATCGTTTCGGACGGTACGAATCAATATAAAGCTGCCGATGGCGGAATTATCGGAAGCGGTTTAACTGCTTCGCTTTATTGCATCGCCACAAATTCAAATTCATTTTCAATTCCAGCCGGAACGGTTACGCAAATAATCACTTCTGTACCATCACCTTTTACGCTTTCATGCACAAATCCGCTTGCTGGAAATCCTGCGACAACAAAAGAATCCCCGGATAGTTATCGCGTGCGCGTGCTTCAGGCTGGGATTGCCGCATCACAAGGTATGGCACGCTATCTGAAAACCTTGCTACCTCAAGTGCCGGGAGTTGTTTCGCGCTTGATTGCTGTTCGGCAGGGCGCGGGAACTTGGAAAGTTATTTGCGGCGGCGGCGATCCGTATCAAGTTGCATATGCGATTTATCAAGCTCTTTTCGATATAACGGATTTGGCCGGATCGGCTACGCCAGCGCGAAATGTAACGGTTACGATCAATGATTATCCTGATGTGTATCAAGTGATTTTCGTAAATCCGCCAAAACAAGATGTTGGAATTGTTCTTACTTGGAACACCACGGCAACCAATGCCATTTCTGATTCATCCATTGCCCAGCTTGTTTCGCCTCAATTGGAAGCGTATATAAATTCGCTTCCTGTTGGATATACCATCAACATTTTTGATATGCAGGATATTTTCCTAACAGCCGTTAATGCCGTAATTCCATCGCAATATATTTCCAAGCTGAATTTTGCTGTAACGATCAACGGCGTTCCAACTTCACCATCAGCCGGAACTCAGCTAATTTATGGCGATGCGGAAAGTTATTTTCAAACTATATCAACGGCTATTTCGATTGTGAGGGGCTAAATGCAAACCCAAACAATTCCAAGCTATCTTTACAATCAATATTCAGATGATGAAGATTTGCAGGCGTTTGTTCGTTCTTATAATGCGCTTGCGCAGGAATACGTTGATTTCTTCAATGCGATCAATTTGCCAATTTATGTTGGTGTAAACGATATTCAGGGGGCTTTGCTGGATTGGGTTGTGCAAGGGCTTTACGGGATGCAAAGGCCCGTTTTGCCTTCTGGGCATAATGCGATTGTCGGCATGTTCAACACAGGGCAATTCAATACTCAGGTTTACAATCAATATAAAATCATTCAATCAAAAACCTATTACACGGTTACAGATGATATTTTTAAACGAATTCTGACTTGGCATTTTTACAAGGGTGATGGAAAAGTTTTCAATATTCGCTGGCTAAAAAGGCGAATTGAGCGTTTTCTGATTGGTGATAATGGAACCGCCCCAGATGTTGCAAATACACAAGATGTTGGCGTAACTTTCGGGCCAAATGGCGCGGTTTATATCCGTATCGCCGGGGCTGTTGCTGTTATGGTGAAGGGGCAATTCAATACTTTCACATTCAACAAGATACCCATTCATGGGGTGCAAAATCGTATTGTTACTTTTCCTCAAAATCCGATTGCCCCAATATTTATTGCGGCAGTTCAAGCTGGAGCAATAGAGCTTCCTTTTCAATATACGTTTTCGGTAAGCTAAAGATTCGTGAATAAATAATATTGCGACAAAAACAGCAAAAAGCAGTATCATTTCAAGAACTCATGCCGAGAGGCAGAAAAGCAAAAAGGCGGAAAAATGGCAAAAAATATTCTTTATGCAAATAATGCATCTACCACAATCGCAACTGGAATATCAAATGTTGCAACTTCAGTAACGCTTTCGGCTGGCTCTGGCGTTCTTTTTCCGGCCCCAACTGGAACTGATTTTTTCCGCTTGACTTTTGTTGATGCCGCAACAGGTTTTGTCAATGAAATTTGCCATGCTACTAACGTAACAGCAGATACACTTACGATCGTTCGCGGCCAAGAAGGAACTACGGCAAAAGCATGGCTTGCAGGCGATGTTGCGGCAAATATTATGACAGCAGCCGATATGCAGCTTGTGCAAGAATATTTCAACGCTATAACGGTTAGCGTGGCTGGGGCTGCAAATATAACGCTTACTGATGCACAAGCGCAGGCGCAAACAATTATTCTAACCGGATTGCTTACCGGAAATATCCAATTGATTTTCCCGCTTCAGGCGAGAAAATACACCATCGTAAATAATTCAACTGGCGCATTTGCTGTTACCGCAATTCAGGCAAGCGGAACGGGTGTTGTTATCCCGCAAAATGGGAATTCCTATGCTATTTATTCTGATGCTGTGAATATTAATTTTGATGCTCCCGCTTCGGATCGGTATGCAGATGCCGGGGGAACGGCTGATGCGGTGACTGCGAGTTATGTTGGTGTTCCGCAAAATCTTGTGGATGGCTATCGTTTAACGGTTGGGATTGTAACGCCAAATGCCACAACAACACCGACATTTGCGCCAACTCTTAATGGCATTACGCAGACAGCAAGAACTATCGTCAAATTCGTTGCAAATACAGCAGTGGCTGTTGATGCTGGCGATCTTCAGGGCGATGTTGATTTGCTTTATGATTTGCCCAATACAAGATGGATTCTTGCGAGTGCGGGAGGCGGAATTACGCTTCCCTCTGCTGATGCACGCTATCCAATCATGCCTTATACCTACAGCAACTTGAAAGTTTCCGTGCCGGGCCTTAACAGCTATACACAAGTGGTTACTGCTGATTACGCCATCCTGCGGAATAGTTCCGGTGTCGCGCACATGGCAAGCGCGATCAACCTGACGCTGAACGCAAACGGAACAACAGGCACACCACTTGCCTGTATGTCGGCACGTGCAGCCTCAACATGGTACTTCCGCTGGCTATGGTATAACGCCACGTTGGGTCTGACCGCAACGCTGGACATCAGCAGCACGGCCCCGACAGCACCGACTGGCTATTCTGCTACTGACTACAAGATGCTGCTTCCGGGTGCTTCGCGGACTGATGCAAGCGGCAGCACTTATCTAATCCAATTGGAAACGGTCGGACGTTCTACTAGATACATTGTAACCACTGGCACAAATACTGCGGCATTACCTCAGTTGATAAACGGGGCGCAGGGTAGTGTGACTACACCGACATGGGTAGCTAGTTCGATTGCAAGTTATGTACCGTCAACCGCTGTGACTTTTAATGGAGTGTTGTGGATTGCCGGTGGAGCCACCCCGAGCGCGATGGTAGCTCCGAATAACTCGTATGGTGCTTACAACAACTACGCAAATCCTCCGCCTCTGTTTTTATTTAATTACTACTCTGCGGAATCATCTCCGTTCTCGTTTTTGCTGGAAAGCTCAAACATATATTACGCAGGAACGGTAAATTGTTTGGTCACATGTTACGGATGGGAGGATTAATCATGACCGGATTCGCAGTTAGACAAGATGGCCTAGGATGGCGTGCAGTTAATTCGCAGACCGATGTTGACGCAGCAACAGAAACATTTTCGGCAATGCAACCAGCATTCAGCGCACCAACCGCGTTGAAAGTATATCAGCAGACTTGCCGCGATGCTCGTGCCGCAACAGATGTAACATTTCGACGCATTCAGGAGGCTATTATTGCAGGACGCACAACGGCTTCTGATACAGTTACAAAATCATGGCTGGATTGGTTTTATGCGTGCACTATTGGCATGACGGCCACAAAAATAGGAGTTGATCCAATGACAACAAAACCAACATCATATCCAGCAGGAACTTAAATTATGCTCAAAAAATTACTTACTCTACTATTTTTTTGTTTTCCTGTTGCTGTTCTTGGCGCAACAGTCATTGGCTCCATTTCCACAACAACCGGATCAACACCGACAATTGTTGATGTTACCAATCATCATTTTCCAATGACCGTTTCCATGATTCCGGAAAGTGGTGTTACCGGAACTGTGGAATATTCAACAACGCCGGATGCGGCTGGATCGGCTTCTGCCGTTGCAAATTGGCATATTCTGGATAATCTCAGCGCATCAAGTGTATCGGCATCTGTAACAATGCCAAGCCCGGTTACTGCTGTGCGCTTTATTCGGAATTCTGGCGCTTCTTCAGTAATTGGTGAGATTGATTGGACTAATTAAAATGATAAAAAAACTTTTGCAAGGATTTCTTTTGCTTTCATTTGTCGCGGTTGCAGGAGGCGCGGCATACAATCCATCAAAGCCCATATCCGATAGCAATCCAGCACCTTCGGCAATTGTTGTTGGAGATAATCCGAGTTTAGATGCGGCAGGAAGATTCAGGGAGTCTGCGCCATATGGGATTTTTGAAGACAAGCGTTTATATGGTCTTGGAACAGGTATTTGGGAAGATGTTGCCAGCGGCGTAAGTTCTGTTTCTACGTTCAATTCAAACGAGGCAACGATTTCATTGACTGTTGGCACAGGTGCAAATGATTATCTTTATCGCCAAACAAGATATTTTCCATATGTTTCCGGGAAAAGCCAGCTTATAAAAATAACTTTAATTGATGGCGCGGGAGTTGCCAATACTGCAAAACGCGCTGGCTATTTCGATGATAAAAATGGAATGTATTTTCAGCAATTGGGAAATACTCTTTCGATGTGCGTGCGCACTTCAACAAGCGGATCGCCTGTTGATACATGCTATCCGCAATCGGCATGGAATCTTGATAGGCTTGACGGAAGCTGCAATGCAACAACTTCAAATTGTTCTGCAACAGCCAATCCAAGCGGATTGACAATAGATGCATCAAAAGCAGAATTATTGGTTATAGATTACCTTTGGCAAGGTGTTGGGCGTATCAGATTCGGATTTCAGATTAACGGCATAACATATTATGTTCATCAGGTATTGAACGCAAATAATATTTCCGTTCCTTTTATTGGAACGCCATCGCTTCCGGTTAGATATGAAATAAGAAATGTCGGAACCTCAGCGGGGGGAACGATGAAGCAAATTTGCGTATCCGTTGAAAGTGAGGGCGGATATACTTTGCCGGGCTATGAATTTACAGCAGCAAATGCGGCAAGTTCTGTTTCAATTACAACCCGCGCCCCGGTTTTGGCAATACGGCTTGCAAATACTTTCAAAGGGAAAGAGAATAGAAAAATAGTCCGAATATTACATTCAAGTTATCGGGCAGCAACTAATGATGCATTTTGCGAATTGGTGCATATGCATTTCCCCGTAACGGCAGTTGGGGGAACATGGTTGCCAGTAAATAATGATAGTGCTGTTGAATATAATACTGGCCTCACTTCTGTTACTTCTGCAATTTCGCATGTTATTGATGATAACTATATTTCGGCAGGAACGGGAAATACTTCATCCTCTCTTTCTTCCGCACTTGATTGGATAAATTATCACGGATTGCTTTCGCAGAATGCCGCTTCAACGGGATCACAAATGTTTGTTGTATTTTGCACTTCCATGAGCAATATTTCGCTTGTGTCGGCAGAACTAAATTGGATAGAGGCTGAATAATGACAGAAGAAAAAAAAGTTGAAAAAGAAGCCGTAAAAGAAACGATTCGCGGCCTGACAAAAGACGAAGCCAAAGAGGCTTTCAAAGAGGCAATCAGAGAATGGCTGAATGAAAAGCTTCTTGAATTCGGAACCTTTTCGGCCAAAGGAATTGCGGCAGCATTATTGGGGGGCGTTTTGAGCCTGATTATGTATATTCAATTCCATGGCAAGTAATGGATATTGCAGACGATGCCGCCATTGCTGAAGATGTTTTTCTTCGCATGGCGCTTCACAAAAGCAAAAAACAGGAAGATGTTTTTTCTGGATTTTGTCTGAATTGCGGCCATGTTTTACAGGTAGGGAAATTTTGCAATTTGGATTGTTCCCATGATTGGGATAAACGAATTGCAGCACAGAAAAGGAACGGGGAATGTTGACTCTTCAAAACTATTTCGGGCGCTGGATTAATCACCCAGACGCTACAGCAGAAAGAAAGCTGAATGCAGTCAAGCTAATTGCGCAAGTAAACCGATTTGTTGCTGAAGCGCAGCAATCCGGGATTATGTTCCATGAGAACATTAATACCGAAAGCATTGTATCTGGCAATGAATATGGCGGATTCAGGCCGCAATCATGCCCACAAGGGGCCGCGAATAGCTCCCACAAGGAAGGGGCTGGTGTTGATATATTCGATCCGGAAAACAAGCTTGATCAATGGATAGATCAATTTGAAGATGGGCAACGCGGCAATTCAGTTTTGGAAAAATTTGGTCTTTACCGGGAAGCGCCGGAATCAACTTTGCATTGGTGTCATTTGACAACAAGAGCGCCCGATTCAGGCCATCGGACATTTTTGCCATAAGGGGAAGTCATGTTCAAAGATCAAAAAGTTCAGCTTTCGATTGCGGGGTTCCTGCTTTTTTTTATTGCCGCCGCTTTGGTTGCATGGAAATTCCCTGAAATGCGTGCGCAATTCAATGGGTTCGTTTTTATGGGATTGGGCGCGATGTACACGGCTATTTGGGCATTTGTGAAACCAGATGGCGGCAATGACAAAACAGGCGTAAACTTGCCGCCGCCAGCCGAACAGGTGCGGCTTTCTCAACCCGATACAGGAGCAAGCGAAAATGATTAATCTTGATGCGGTTAAAAATCTGGAAGGTGGAATTGTTGCAAAACTGAAACCAATGGTTGTTCTGGTCGAGCAACTTTTGCCATTGGCCGAATTGGCGGCTCCGGAATTGGAAGCTATATTTCCTCAGTTTGCGGCAGTTTTTCCGATGCTGAATGGACTTGTTGCTGCTGTGAAGGCAATTGAAACGGCTGCCCCAACGCTAGAAGCCGATCTTGTTTCCGCAAAGAATATTGCTTTGAAATTGGAAGCCGATATTACGGCCATAATGGCAGCTTCAAAAGGGGTGTAACATGAATTCACGAATCAAAAAAGAAATAGCAATATGGGCCTTAATATTTGGAATCATGGCATTGTTCATGGGGATTCACGGCATTGCGTATGCCGCTTGTGATCAGTTTTACCCGATTGGCAAAAAAATTACTGTTCCAAATTCAGTTGAATTGTGCAATACATTTTATGCGGTGGAATTTGATACCAAACTGAACGGAGCAATAATTTCCGTTGAAAAATTCCAAAAGGGAAGCCATCCGGCCAGAACCAACGATTTTCATCCCGATCCAAGATTGAACAAGGCAACCGAAGCTGAGAAATCCGATTATCTGCATTCCGGATTTGATCAGGGCCATTTGACTCCGGCAGCCGATGCCATCAATGATGCGGAAATGCATGATACTTTTCTGCT